AAAACACACCTTTTAAGAGAACGGATAAACAGTGAGTTTTTCAATTTTTCAAAAAATGCGAAAACACACCGTTTAAAATCGTAGAAAGCTAGGAAAATCAAGGCTTTTGAGAAAAGTGTCTGTAAAAGTTAAGAGGTGTCGTACAGCAACGGTACAGAAAATATAAAAATTCCTGTGAAACAGATAAGTACAGAATTTGGTGAGGTAGAAATATGATGGAGTGTATGAAGAGCATGGCTAAGAAGCCAGAGTTTGGAAAGTGGATTCTGGTAGATGAAATGCTTCCAGATCCAGATAGATATATCTTGGTATCATTTGAAAACTTTTCAATTCCGATAGTTGGAAGATATACGGTTGACGATGAAGACAGCGGAACATTCAGAGTAGGAGATGAGGATGAGACATTTATAGAGAATGATTTATATGTCAATGCATGGATGTATCTGCCGGAATGTTATAGAGAGGAAAGTGAGGAATAGCATGGAGAGATTAACGACAAATAAAAGCGTGGCTGACATGTCGATGATTGAGCTGGCACATAATAGCTGCTATGCAGATGATGAGCGCAATGCCAGATACAGAGATTACGATATGGAAATGGATGCACGAGATTTTGTAAGAAATCTTATGGTCACATTAGCAGAAGATGAATTGCCATTAGATGACGCAGAGTTTGATGAGGAAGTATTGTACAATTTAACGATAGATCCGTTTTCAGATGTCCGTGGCTTGATTGCATTGTTCTATCGCAATTTATGGGCTATGGCTGATTTGCGAGAAAAATTGAAATATTATGAGGATGCCGAGGAGCAGGGATTACTTCTGTTGTTACCGTGCAAGATAGAAGATATGGTTTATTGCATTGAAAATAAACAAGTGTGGTGTTGCACGATAGAAAAGATATCAATTTCTAAAAACAACGGAACGTGGATAGAAATAAGTTTTCCAGAAGAGATGCCAGACCTTGCATCAATGGAATTTTATCCGAATGAAATAGGTAAAACAGTATTCCTTACCAGAGAAGAAGCCGAAGCCAAGCTGAAAGAAATGGAGAAAAAGGATGTTTAATGAAATTTTCAATGTGATGAAATGCTTTCCGAAGAGTTATATTACTCAATTTGGAGAACTTATTTTATCAGACAAAGGGAATGTGTATTTTATAGCAAAAGACTGTAATACACAGAAAGATATTATCTGTAAACTTTTAGAGTGGTGTTCCAGACCACTTGCAAAGGGAGAACCTTACCGCCAAGAGAAGAGAAATAAAGAATGGAGGGAATCACTTCTTTCTGGATACAATGAATATCTCGGAACACAATTCACGCAAGAGGATATGTACTGGATTTACGATAAACTCGGAAACGCAGTCAATCACGAATTGACGTTGAAATTTATTACAAGCGGATATGATCTGAAGCTTGTATATCCGGAGAAAGGAGAAAGTCATGGAGAATAGATATTTATTTCGTGCAAAGCGGATTGATAACGGAGAATGGGTAGAAGGATATCTGTCATACCCGTCTTGCACGGAAAAGGGCAACGAAAGTTATTATTTCTACGCAAAGGATAGTTTGGATTTCTTCTGTCGTTGTGTTGTAGATGCATCCACTATCTGCCAGTGCACCGGATACGATGGAATCTATGAGAAAGATATCTTCCGGTGCGAAGATGAAGATTACGTTATCAAATGGTCAGATGATTCGTTGAGTTGGGAAGCCGTATCCCTGTTTACTGACGTAAGTGTTTCCTTAGCAGAGTTCAATCCGGATTATATAGATGTCATTGGAAACGAGGTTGATAATCCGGAACTGTTGGAGGTGTAGGAATGGCAGAGAATGAAGCAAGTGTAAGATTGGAAGTGATTAGAGCCGGATTACTTAGCGGCATTGATGCGAAAATTGTTTCAAGCGAAGAAAATATCAAGACTATAACTGTAATAATTAATGCGCTGGAAGAGCTGGAATTATACAGAGCTTCGGTATTTAGTGGAGATATGACACAGAAAATGCTGAAAGAAGAATATTGCAAGGCAGTTGATGATTTTGCAGAATCGGTCAAAAATTTAATCGCAGATTCGTCTGTAATCAGGTTTAAAGACATTGATGAGATAGCAGAACAGTTAAAGGTAGGTGATGGAGAATGACAGTTACGAAGAGACATATGCTTGCTTTTGGGAAATAGTAAAAGTAGTTCAGGCGAATTATTAGGGCAGGAGGGCGAACGATGAGACTGATTGACGCGGATAAATTGTATGAGGATTTAGCAAATAATTTGAGTTCCATCATGGGGGATGGATCAGACGGAGAAGCAATAGATACATACGTTACCATAGGTGATATCATACATGATACTTTTAACGCGCAGCCGACCGCCTATGACCCGGATAAGGTTGAGGAGCAGTTGGAAAATGAGAGAAAGTTTTGGGAGAATGCATACGACAGTAATTTGGGGAAAGAGAAAGCAAGAAGTTATGAGCATGCAATCGAAATTGTGAAAGGCGGTGGAATAGATGGATAAAGCAATTTTAGTTATGGATATGCCAGAATCGTGTAGCAAATGTAAATTTTTATATGAGTTTCAAGGCACTAAGAAGTATCAGCTTATGAATGTGCTGAATGGTGGAGCTTCGAGATTGTCTCAAAACAGATTTACGGAGACGCGGCATGAGAAATGTCCGCTTCAGGAACTGCCAGAGAAAATGAAAGTGTGCGGAAAATATCCACAGCCGGACAGGATTGAACCATCATACAAAGCAGGATGGAATGCTTGTTTAGATAAGATTTTAAAAGGATGTGATGAAAAATGAGCAATGTAGAAATAACAGCCTTGGAGACAATCAGAAAAGAAATCCTGAAGCTAAGAGATAAATATCAGACCAAAGCAGAAAAAGAACGTGAAAAGGTCAATGAGATTTTCGTGACGATCCAAGGCGAAAAGTGCTATTCGAATGACGACATATTCGGCTGGTACGAAGCTGGATATATCAATTCCAGACAGTATGATAAATACCGGGACAAGCTGGAAGCGAAAAAGAATGCCGCCGGAGAGGTTGATAATAAGATAAAAAGCGAAATGATTGTAAAAATCTTATCTGCCATGAGCAGGAATTTAAACGCAGAAATCGAAACGATCAAAGAGGAAGAAAACGAAAAGGAAGAAAGTGAGGATTAAATTTTATGAACAAAAGGGATGTTTTAGAAATTAAAAGAAGATTTAAAAAGGAAGCCTGTACATTCACTCGTATGTGTGGCTGCTATGTAGACGCTGATCATAATAAAATCACAAAAATCAGTGAGACATTTTTAAATCTGGATGATGCAGAATATTATAAATATCTCGACATTGCAAAAAAAGCGTTATCCGGCACGTTAGGAAACAATCTTTTGGAGTTGGATTTTCCACTCGAAGAGGAAGGTAATGGCGGAAGACAACAGTTTCTGATGGGACTGCGTGAAAGCAAACTGAAAAATGATGATCTGATGGATACTTTTTATGACATGATCATTGACAGCTATGATTATGTTGGGAATTATCTGATTTTGATTTTCCACGATGCCTATGATGTCATGACCAAAACTTCAGACAATGACAAGCTGGATGAATCAGAAGAGGTTTATGAGTATCTGCTTTGCGCAATCTGTCCGGTCAATCTGACAAAGCCGGGGCTTGGTTACCGTGAGGACGAAAACCGCATTGAATCACGAATCAGAGACTGGGTTGTCGGGATGCCAGATACAGGCTTTATTTTCCCGGCATTTACAGACCGAAGCACAGACATCCATTCCGTCATGTTTTACACAAAGGACACCAGCACCCCACACCGGGAGTTTATGACCGCTGGACTGGGTTGTGATGAAAAGCAGACATCAACAGAAAAGAAGATTACATTTCAGAAAATCATAAATGATGTCATAGGAGATGATGACGATGGGCACATTGCCGCCTCAGATGCAGTTCACAATTTGCTGAATGACGTTTTGGTTGAAAATCGGAATGAAGATCCAGACGAGGAAACAATTGGTGTCGAGCTTACGACGGACATTATTAAAAATTGTCTGGATGAGATAGGACTTGACGATAAGAGTAGAAACGTGTTTATCGAAGCCTGTGAAGAAATGCTTCCGGAGCACACGCTTGTCGAGGAAGTCGTAGACGACAAGGCAGTTGCGAGAGCAAATAGAAGAAAGCTTGTTTTCGACATGAAAGAACTGTTAATGGCAGCCGCAAACAGATTGCAGGATGTGTATTCAGACGACAGTGGACTTGTTGAAGACATCAGAAAAATGGTTTAAGAAAATTAGAAAGGAGCTGGAGCTTCCCGGGAAGATGCGCATCGGCTCCTTGAAAAAGAAATGATAGGATTTGAATATGAGGGCTCTGTCAATTATATAAGCAGAATTGATGATTTTCAGGAATATATGAAGCCGGAAGTGTATGAAGCAATGCGAGAAGCTTTCGAAAACGGCTGTGATGGCGTAGGCGGGTTTAGGAAAAAATATGAGGGAATTAAGTCTGATTATGATGATTTAGAATATGAATGCGAATCATTAAAGGACGAGATTGATGGTGCAGAAGACAGGCTCGCTGAATGCGAAGAGGAAAGAGACAATTTGGATGGAAAATATAAATCATTAATACATCAGATTGAAAAACTTATAAACGACATTTACATGGAGTACATAAAGCCTGATGATATTGTTCCAGCTTTAGAAAAAATGATATGAGAGGAGACAAGATTTGAGCAATAAAGAATTACAAGAGTATTTGAATAGATTCCCGGATGATGCACCTGTAAGTGTCATCCTTGCGAATCCGAAAAAAAGAAAACTGTACGAGATTAACACGGTTTATAAATTGACCGATTGCGAACAACCAGTGTTCTGCGTTGTTGTTGGAAAAGAATCTGATATGGATGAGGAAATGGTGGAAGCCTGCAAGGAAGACGAGAATCTGGAAGGGCAGATGGAGATAGAAGACTATCCGGAGTATTTACCGGACGATTTTTCAGGAGGACATAAAGATGGCTGTAATTGAAATCTGTGATATCTGTAAAAAACAGATTCATACGAGCGATGGAATTATTATTAAATACTCGGATATGGCGGGTTTCGGATTTAATGAAAACGATCATCCAATCAGAAAGGAACGAAATCACGAAGCCAGAATTTGCAACAATTGCATTAGCAAGATAAAAAAATATTGCAGAAAAAAATCAATATTTTAATGAGTTAAATTAGAATTTAGTGGAGGAAAGAAATTTATGAAATTGGTAGAAGTAACACCTGAAAATGATTATTGGAATAAGCAAAAAGTGTTATATGCATATGACACAGATAGAGTGGCAACTTTATTTGACGAAAGTACCGAAAATGAAAAAATATATGGTTATCAATTCCTTAACAGAAACGTGCAGGAATTAATCGATGATGATATTCATAGTTGGGAAGATGCGGAAAGAGTATTTTTAGAAACAATCACTGATTTACTTGATGATGAAGCAAAATACTACGATGAACTTAAAAACATGTGTAAAGAACTAATTAGTTAAACTGAACTTTATGGGAGGAAACAAATGGAAGTAAATGTTAATACAAAAGCAATATGTACTATAGATATTGATTCAGCAGAAGCATTTAGAATTTTATGTGAAACTTTACATATGGGTTTTGTTCTTGATGAGGATACTGATTACTTTGTATATAAAAATTCCTATGGTGAATTAAATGTATTTAAGACAGTTGATGGACATGATTCATGTGTAGATGAGAGAGGAGATTTGTTTATAGCACTTCGTAATGTTGCTGTAAATATGTTTCCAAATACATTGTTTAGAAGTGCTGACTATAATATAAACTTATGAAAAACTGAATACTGAAAATATTGCCGGCTGAAATATGCCGGTAAAAAAATACATATCAAAGAACATACGTTCCAACCATATGTACGCAACTACAAACTAAAAAGAGCCTGTGCTGGGAACACAGACCCTCAAAGTAATACATTACTTACTATATCAAGTAAAATGTACTACTTTTTCTACTATTAGTAAAGGGGGAAATTTTACTATGCTGACAAAATCGGAATTAATCAATGATATTGCTTATGAAATGTCTGGGTATCTGACGTCTGAGGGAATCGACCGTCTTAAGACCGTGATTACGTTTAAGCTGGTCAACATCAGTCTGACCGCAACAGAGACGCTGCCATCTACGGACGTGTACGACAACGAGTACATCATGAAGCGGTACATAATTGATTTGACAGCTACCGGCAGAAAGCAGAGTACGATTAAGCTTTATATCACGATTATTAAAAAATTCTTTGCGGAAACAGGCTTAAACTATCACAACTGCACCGGACAGGACGTGATGGATTACATCGCTACCAGACTGCATAAGGACAAAATCTCTAAGGCTTATGCTTCCACGATTCAGAAGTATATGAGCAGTTTCTTTGCATGGGCGTATCGTAAGAAGCATATCGAGGATGATGTGTCAAGAGACATTGATAAGATTCGACAGCCACAAAAAAGAAAAGAACGTTTATCAGATGAGGAGATTGCCAGAGCGTCCTTATCCATCGGTCATGATCTGCGATTAAACGCTCTGTTCGAATTAATGCTTTCCGCTGGTCCGAGAGTTGGGGAAATCGTGAACCTTGATATTGATAATCTGGACTTCGCACATAAAGAAATCCACATCTGGGGCGAAAAGACATCACAGTAGCGCACCTGCTTTATGACGGAGCGGTGTAAACAGGCATTAAAACAGTATATCGGAGATCGCACGGAAGGTGCAGTGTTTATCGGTTTACGTGGAAGAGGACGGATGTGCAATAAATCCATAGAGGATATGGTCAAAGAGATTGCACTTTTTGGCGGTTGTAAATTTAATGCGACAGTGCATTCGTTTCGTAAGACGTTCGCTTCGAGAGAATACCGTAGGACTAAGGACGTGCTTTTCGTTTCAAAACGTCTCGGACACAGCAGTACGGATGTGACTATTAAGTATTACATTTGCGATGATGTTGAGCTGGATAGGATGCAAGCAAATTTAGCAGCATAAAAGAAAAAAACACTTGACTCATGAGGTCCGAGTTGCATCTTGGAGAGTTCATTCCGGAAATCAACCAGTAAAAACAGTGTACAAAACTTTACAGTAAAATGTGTTATATAATAAATACAGAGCATGAGCAGATCGAAAAGGTCTGCTCTTTTTATTTACAGGAAGGAGGATTTTAATTGAATACGGTCGAACCAATCAGAGACATCAACACAGTCTGGGACATAGCAGACTACCTGGGGGAAAAAAGCCAACGGAATAAGATCATGTTCCTGTTCGGGATTTATGTAGGCATCAGAATATCAGACATTTTGAGCTTAAAGGTAAGAGATGTGCGAGACATGAACTATGTCAGCATCCGGGAGATGAAAACCGGAAAAGAGAAACGCTTTCCAATCAATGAGGAATTAAGACCTTTACTTAATAGGTACATAAAAGGGAAAGCAGATTATGAGCCGCTGTTTCCATCGAGACAGCAGAATAAAGCTCTATCGAGGTGTCAGGCATATAACATATTATCAACTGCCGGGGAGAAGTTTGGGTTGCAGCATATCGGAACGCATACCATGCGTAAGACGTTCGGATATCATTTTTACCAGCAGACACATGATATCGTGACACTGCAGAAGATATTCAATCATGATAATACACACATCACTATGAGATATATAGGACTGGAACAGGACGCAATCAGCGAATCAATCATGAAGCTATCGTTCAGAAAGAGACGATAGTTATTTTTTTATCAGTAAAGTTAAACATAAAACTTTTAATGTATAACTGAATGGATGCATTATGAGTTTCTTCTATTAAAAAAGAAAAATAGAGTGAGTTATACAGAATGTAAAGATATGATAAAGTGAGCGAGGTGGAGCAGATGAATAAAGAAAAGTATTCTGATCCAACAGCAGAACAGGCGATTGCTAATGTGATGCGAAAGGAAAAGAAAAAGAATCATTGCAACTGGGAAAAGTTCATGGCGAACAAGACGAACATGGAGCGGAAGATGGAGAAGTTTATAAAAAAATAAAAGTGTGTACAAAAGTTTACAGTGAGGTGTGTTATAAAGATAGAGTAAAGCGTGGCTGATGAAGCTGCGCTTTTTCATTTACTTAATCCTCTTAATACGACACCAGACATTCAATTCAACTTGGATGTCTGGAAAGAAAGAAGATGATGACATGGCGAAGGAATATGCCAAGCCCTTCTACAACTCCGCCGCATGGAAGAATATGCGGAAGGAAATATTGAAGAGGGATAATTATAAATGTCAGTGTAAAGGATGTCATGAGATTGCCACAGAGGTACATCATAAGACAGAAATCACAGAAGAAAACATTCATGACATTAATATAACTTTGAATCCAAACAATTTGATTTCATTATGTTCAGAATGTCACAAAGCAATCACAAAAGCTGAACATGGAAGAGAGCAAATTGGAATTGTTCGATATGTAATTGATGAATCTGGTTATCCGATTCCAATTACTCCCCCCGGTGGTCATTGAGATTTTCCGGGGAGTTGAAGACCGAGGGCATCCCACACGTAGAACCGACCGGAAATGCGAGTAAGGGGTGTAGGAAGGAGGTTTCCATTCAATGGGAAATGGTTATACACCGATTTACACAGAAAAAAAGCGAAAAACGTTGATAAATCGGGAACGAAAAAGACTTTTAGAAATTTTTGAAAATGTAGAATCAAAACATAAACAAACTGTTGAAAAGTTGATTGATGAAGCCGCTTTCATGACGGCAACTTTGACGGAAACGAGAGAAATAATTATCCGTGACGGAATCGTTGATGAATATAAAAACGGCGAAAATCAGTTCGGTACTAAGAAGAGTGCGGCGGTCGAAGTTTACGACAAAATGCTCAACACTTACACGAAAGTCATTAAGCAGTTATGTGACATTTTGGGCGAGATTCCGAAAGGCTCTGGGGAATCAGATCCGGGAGAGGAATTGGTCAAGTTCTTGACTGAACACCGTGCTTAATGGTTCATAATTTTGCAAAAGAATATTTGGATATGATTCAGGCAGGAGACGAGATCGTCAGCCAGAAAGTCAGATCTGTTTATGAGAGGGAATGTGCATGGATGGATAACCCACCGGCAGATTTCCCTTTTTATTTTGATCCAGAGCGAGGAAACCGACACATAGAATTCATTGAGCGTTTCTGCAAATTGTCACAGGGTAAATTTGCAGGTCAAAATATAAAGCTTGAACCTTTTCAGAAGGCAAAGATACAGATGGTTTTTGGATGGGTTGAAAAAGACACGCATTTCCGAAGATTCCGTGAAGTTGATGATCTCCGTGGTAGAAAATGCGGAAAATCAACCGAGACTGCCGCTGTGGAATGGGATGCCGCATTGAATGACAATGAGATGGGTGCACAGATTTATTGCACTGCAAATAAAAAAGACCAGGCGAAGATCATTTTCAACGAATGCGTGAACATGATGAAGCATTCTCCAGCACTGAAAGCCGTTGCGAAGAAAAGACAGTCGGATATTTATATCGACTTGTTTATGAGCTACATCATGGCATTGGCAGCAGACTCTTCAACGCTGGATGGATTGAATACACATTTTTTCTCGCTGGACGAATTTCACGAACAGCGCACAAGCAAGTTGTATGATGTCATGCTGCAGTCCCAGTCGTCACGAGACCAGCCATTAGCGTGGCTCATTTCTACAAATGGATTCGTCCGGGAAGGCTTTTTTGACGACAGATATTCCTACTGTGAAAATGTTGCAGTCTGGAACAAAGGATATGAAGATTACAGACTTCTCCCTTTGATTTACGAATTGGATAAAAGGGAAGAGTGGGAAGCTCCGGAATGCTGGGGAAAAGCAAATCCCGGACTTGGAAAGATAAAGAAAATCAGTACCTTGTCGGAAAATGTGGCAAAAGCACACAGGGACAGATCATTTCTCCCGACACTTCTGACAAAGGATTTTAATTTAAAAGAAAATACAACACAATCGTGGCTGACCGCAAATGATGCCATTAATAAAACTGTGGTTGATATGGAGTTTTTAAGAAATTCATACGCAATCGGCGGTTGTGACTTATCGTCTACAACCGATTTGACGTGTGCAACGCTTGTAATCAGAAAGCCGGGCGATCCTAACTTTTATGTTTTGCAGAAATATTTTATCCCAGAAAGCAAGATCAAAACGCAGGATAATAAAAATAAACAGGAAGGCGCATACAGGAAGTGGAAAGAGGACGGCTGGGTTCAGGTAAATGATGGAGCTACCGTTGATTTTCACAACGTCACAGAATGGTTTGCCTATATGGTCAGAGAATACAACATAAGACCTCTATGGATAGGATATGATGCGGCTCTTTCCGGCTATTGGCGAGAAGAAATGGATTCTTACGGTTTTGACATGGAGAAAATCAGACAGGGACCATTCACATGGACTTATCCTTTTAAGGAATTGGCAGGATTATTTGAGGAGCATAGGGTCATATATCAGAACAATCCTGTTTTACTGTGGTGTCTTTTTAACACCGGAGTGAAATGCCTGAACAAAGACGGCATTGAATCGCAACAGCCGGTAAAACAGTCGTCCGTATTAAGGATAGACGGAACGGTTTCGCTTCTGAATGCGTTTACCTGTTACAAGAACCACGAGGAAGAGTATTTATCTTATGTGAAATAGAGGAGAGAACATGGGACTTTTTAAAAAGATTTTAGGAAACATCAAATTAAAAATATTAAATTCCTATTTTGGCTATACCGTATCAAGCGCACCGTTTGATGGAGAATTTTGGGATCATGACGTGGCAAGGGCAACGATTGATGCGATAGCAACGAGAGCCGCAATGGGAAATATGCGCCATGTGATCATGGAAAACGGACAGGTAAAAGAAACGGTATACGACAGCTCGCTCGCAAAAATGATAAATGAGCGACCAAATGATGTCATGTCAGGTTTTGAATTTAAATACCGGATGTTTGCAAATCTCGAAACAAAAACAACTGCCATTGCATATATAGATTGGCAGGTAGTGGATGGAAATGTGATTCCTGTTGGAATCTACCCGGTAGATTATGCAAATTATCAATTCAGGCAGGTCATAGGTGGAGGATGGGCTATCGAATATAACGATTTCGAAGGAAATACCGGATATTTGAGGTTGCAGGACTGCATCATCATGAGGAAGTTTTACAATAATCATCAGGCATCCGGGGACGGAAATGCACCGATTTACAAAGCACTGGATATGTCAAAGGCATCAGATGAGGGATTCATTGAAGCTTTGCAGGTTTCCAACAAAGTACGTGGAATCATTAAACAGAAAAAATCAATGCTCGATCCGGAAGATGTAAAAGAATCGCAAAATAATTTTGCAGATCGTTTTAAGTCCGCAGCTCAAAATGGTGGAATTGTTGCAGTTGATTCCATGGAAGATTTTAGAGAATTGAATGTGAATGCTTATTCTGCAAATGCTGTGCAGCAGAAACAGATAGAAAGCCGAATCCGCAGCTTTTTAAGAACTTCTGAATCAATCGTAAACTCTGATTATACAGAACAACAGGGCATTGCGTGGGCGCAGTCAGTGATTGAACCTTTATGGGAGATTTTTGCGCAGGCAGTTACGTGTTGCGGATTCACTCCGCAGGAGCGTGAAAAAGGAAATAAGATGATCATGTCGGGCGGCCGCCTAATGGGTGCCAGCCTATCCACTTGCGTACAGGTTTTAAATGCCACGAAAGACACCGGGGAATTGACGACAAATGAACGAAGAGAAATCCTCGGATATCCACCTGTAGACGGAGGAGATGTCCGTCAAGTATCGCTCAATTATGTCAGTGCTGATTCTCAAAAAGAGTACCAGTTAGGAAAAAATAAAGACAAGAATAAGGAGGACGATTCAGATGGAAAAGGAAAATCTGATGGAAAAGCAGACGACAAATAAGCGTTGTCTGCTTTTTGGTTTAGAGACAAGAGAGCTTGAAATTGATGGCGAAGAAAAGAAAGAACTCTGGGTTGAGGGTCGGGCGGTCAGCTTTAATTCTCCGACAGTTCTTTTTGAAATTGGAGAAACACAATACAAAGAGCAGATCGATTCAAGGGCTTTTGAAGAAACAAACTTGTCAGATGTCATTTTTAATTACAATCACGGCGGCAAGGTTCTTGCCAGAACCAGAAATAAAACGCTGGTTGTGGATGTGAGAGAAGATGGCGTTTATATCCGTGCGAGATTGGACGGCACGGAGGAAGGCAGAAAATTATATGACGAAATCAAAGGCGGATATATTGACCGCATGAGTTTCCAGTTCACAATCCGTGAACAGTCCTATGACAAGGAAAACCATATGTGGACAGTTCGAAAAGTGAAACGTCTTTATGATGTTTCCGCAGTCGATATCCCAGCCTATGATGATACATCAATTGAAGCGAGAAAGAACTCTATCCTGGAGGCGGATGCTCAGGAGCAGAGCGAACGTAAAGCGGCGGCGGAACTTTCAAAGCGGAAATTGCAACTCAAAATGAAATTGTCAATGTAGAAGGAGAAAAAACATGAACAAACGTTTATTAGAAATTCAGGCACGCAAAGCAGAATTGTTAAAAGAGCTTGAGGGAGATGTGACAGAGGAAAGATTATCTGAAATCGAAAAAGAACAGGCGACTCTGGAGACAGAGGAGCGTTCCATTCGTTCAAAATCAGATCTTATCGGAAAACTTTCCGAGAAGACAGAGGAAAAGCCGGAAGAGAGACATACTGAAAAGCCGGAAGAGAGAGCAAAGAAGATCATGGAATCTGGAAAAATGGAAATCAGCTCAACAGAAGTCAGAAATGCAATGGGAATGCAGACAAGAAGCACGCTGATTGCTACAGACAGCCTTGTCGAACCTACGAAAAATGGAAATGATATTAAGGATAATCTTAATCCTGTATCGTCTATTATTGATCAGGTATCTGTCATTGATGCAACCGGTGCAGCAGCATTTGAGGAAGCTTATGTGAAGTCAGAGCCTACCGCAGCGGAGAGAGAGGATGGCAGTGCTGGAACTGCAACAGATCCTGTTTTCCGTGTGGCAAAGTTAAAACCGGAGCTTATTAATGTGACAAGCTTTGTTTCAAAGAACATCCAGCGCGTTTCCCCGTTAGCGTATGAAGCAAAAATCAGAAGTCTTGCATTAAAAGCTTTGAGAAGAAAAGTTGCGAAAATGATCGTAAATGGTTCTACAGATTCTTTCGGTATCAAAACCGCAAAGAACACAATGAACGAGGATATCTGCAAAGAGCTTCTGCTGGATGCTAATACAATTGATGCGAATACATTAAAGAAAATCGTATTTTCGTATGGTGGAAATGATGAACTCGGTGGAAATGCCAGACTCTTCCTCACAAAAGAAGATTTGCAGAAATTCGGAGAAGTTCGTGGAACAAACGAAAAGAAAGCTCTTTATGAGATCACACCGGATAATGCAAATCCGAACATCGGAACAATCAAAGAAGGCGGTCTGATCGTCCCTTATACGATCAACTCAAGCTTAACTTCCCTTTCCAGTGCGGTAAAAGGTACAGAGAAAGTCCAGACTATGATTTATGGTGATCCTGCAAACTTTGAGCTTGCATTATTCGGAAATTATACAGTTGAAGTTTTCAAGGAAACAAAAGCTGTTGAAGGAATGCTCACGATCATCGGTGAGATCATGGCAGGTGGAAACGTGATCGTTGACAGCGGTTTCGTAATTGTCTCATTGGCATCTAACTAATGAGGTGTGCTTATGGATGATCCGGTAAAGGATGCTCTCCGGTTAACGGATGCATCTTATGCAAAACTTTCTGGGGAAATCGAACGCAATAAAAAAACAGCTCGCACGGAGATGATCCGTGTGGGCATTTCCGCAGAAATTGTTAACGGAAATTCTCCGCTTGTAACAGAAGCAATCGTGACGTACTGCCAGATGAAGATGGGGCGACCTGATTATTACGAGAGATACAAAGAAGCATGGGAATACATGATTGATTCAATCCGCAAATCACAGTCTAAATTCATTTCGCAGGAGGTTAAAAATGATAGCACAGAATGACCTTATTAAATTGATCACGATTGCGAATACTGGAAAAGATGCGGACGGATTCCCGATCGAGGAAGTCTTGCAGGAAACAGAGATGTTTGCCTCTGTGCAATCTGTAAAAAGGTCGGAATATTATGCGGCTTTAAAAGACGGAATCGTTGCCAGCAAAACAATCGTCATAAATTCTGATGATTATGACGGTTGTTTGATTAAAAAGAACGATAAGAAGTACAGACCGAACCTCGTTGAAATTGATTCTGAAAAATTCTCAATCATCCGGCTTTATCAGAAAGATGATTACACGATGGAGCTTACATTGCAGGAGGCGGAATGATGGCAGGATTTGACATAGAATTTCCGGATGATTTTCTAGGTGGAGTGCTTGAAACAGATCCACAGGAGTTATGCTCTGAAATGCTTAGCGAAGCAGCACCCTTATATGTTGACAGTATGAAGCGGTCGCTTAGAGGTGTGGTTGACCATGAAGGGGATTCCGAAATGGTTGATTCTGTCAAGGCTACAAAGCCGAAGAAAACGAAAACGGATGCATATATCGTGAATGTGGGACCTTCCGGCTATTCCAAGACAAAGGAATATATACAAAAAGACGGAACAGGCAAACGGACAACGAGAAAATATCCGGTTTCCAATGCTGTAAAAGCCATCTGGAAAGAGTACGGAATCCCAGGAAAAGAACCTGCAAGACCTTTTCTGACAAAAGCGAAGAATGACGTTGAAAATGATGTCATGAACCGTATGCAGGAAGTTTATAACAGGAAAGTGGGGACGAAGAAATGAATGTGAATCCGCTTATTGAATCGTTGGAAAAGAAATTTTCTGTTCCAGTTGCACAGGATGAATATGATGGAAAATCTGATAAATACATCATTTACACCTATGAAGACGAGCGGCCAGTGTATTTCGGGGACAATAAAACATTACAGGACACAGTTTATCTGACAGTACAGCTTATCGTCCCAAAACAATTTAATTATATGAATCTGAAACATCAGATCAGAGACGAATTAGAAAGAATGGAATTTATCGTGACAGATATCCGTTCTTTTTTAAGTTCCGCAATTAACGGAACAAATAAAATCAGACGCATCACGTTTGATGTCAATTACACAGATAATCATTGATTTTAGGAGGGAAAAACAATGGCATTTTTTGGACTTTCAAATCCGTACATCGCAAAATTGAATAGCGATGGTACATACTCAGACGGATTTAAATGTAGCGAAGCAGTAAGTACAGCAGTGACACCGGCATTTAATGAAGGAGCACTGTACGGAGATAACAAACTGGTTGAATACATTAAGGAATTTAAAAATGCAGCAGTAGAAGCTGGTGTTACCAGTCTGCCAATTGTTGCAGCAAATATCCTCTTTGGTCATAAAGTGACCGAGAACAGCATTATTTACAATGTGGATGATGCAGCAAATTATGTTGGATATGGTTTTATTTCAACAGAATTAAAAAAAGGAAAACGTGTGTATGGTGCTTGTATTTTGAAAAAGGTTCTTTTCGCCGAGGGAGGCGATTCTTACAGTACAAAAGGTGACAGCATCACATTTAATACACCTACAATTTCGGGAACTGCAAGTGCACCTGATGATGGTGATTACAAAGAAGTAAAGTTTTTTGACAAAAAAACAGATGCAGAGGATTTTATCAAGGGTTACCTTAACATCACACCGAAGTGCGAGACACCGGTATTCAGCGTTGACGGCGGTACATATGCCGAGGCGCAGAGCGTAGAGATTTCATGCGCGACTTCTGGAGCAAAAATCTATTACACGACAGACGGACTTACTCCAACAGAAAGCTCTACAGAGTATACCGGGACACCTGTATCTGTTTCGGCAAGCAAATTGCTTAGAGCAATTGCTATTAAAGCTGGAAGTGCAAATTCTGATGTTGCATCAGCGGAATACACAATTTCCGGCTAGAAAATAAGAGAATAAGAAGATTGGAGGGATGGTTTTTTCCATCCCTTTTTTTCAAATGGAGGGAAGCATGGACAAATTAACATATATTGAAGTTGGAAAAGAAAAATACCCAATCAAATGCGATAATCTCGTGTTGCAGCAGATTCAGGAGGAGTTCGGAAGCGTGAGGCTTTTTGAAATGGCCTTGATTGGTCTTGCAGCGGAAAAAAATCCAGATGGTACGGATAAGAGGGACGATAAAGGACAGATTATTTTAAAACACGTTGAGCCGTCCATTAAGGCGATTAACTTCGGACTTCCTTTGATGGTAAATGAAGGACTCGAAATTGAAGCGGAGCAGAAAAATACAGATTTTAAGTATCTGGAAGATAAAGAAATAATCAGATCCATCCAGCTCTCGTATTTGAAGCTTTCAGAAATCATGCACAAAGAGCTTGCAAGGTGCTTTGAAACAAAAAAATAAAAACCCAAGTGGAGAGCGATAGTGACAGCGAAGCTGATACGATCATCAACTTTACTTGGGTTTTATTAATTGGAATGCGGTTCGGTTTCACGAAAAAAGAAGTCGAACATATGTACTATGGAAAATGGCAGGATTTTTTTGAAATTTATAAAACAGTGCATGATTTTGAAATGAGCCAGAGGTACGTGCCTCTGAAAAAAGAAGAAACAGAATCAACAGGATCTCTTATGGATTTATAAGGGGGATTTATGGCGTCAAAAGGAACAATCGGCGGTCGTATCGTTCTCGAAGGGGAGTCCGAATACAGAGCCGCCTTAAGAAATATAACACAGGAACAGAAAGAACTCCGTTCTGAAATGAAGTTGTGCAGCAGTGAATTTAAGGAAAGCCAGAATTCGCTTGAAGCATTAACGAAAAAACATGAAGTTCTGGAAAAGCAGATTGATGCGCAGAAAAAGAAGGTAGAACTCTATGCGAATCAATTACAGAAAGCAAAAGATACCGAAGCAGATTATGCTAAAAAGGTTGAGGAGCTTAAAGAAAAGCTTGCTTCTGCTGAAAATGAATTCAAAGACATGAAGGATTCGACAGAGGTTTCCTCGGAAGCTCTGGAAAATCAGAAAAAAGTCATTGATGAATTAAAAGAAAAGCTTACTGTTGCAGAACAGGGATACGAGAAATCTGGACAGGTTATCAGTCAGTTTCAGGTCAATTTGAATAATGCGAATGCTGATCTGAATGCAATGTCTACTGAATTGCAGAATACAGATAAATACATGAAGGAAGCGGAACAATCCGCGGATTCATGCGCGACATCCATTGACGAATTTGGTCACAGAACGAAAGAGGCAGGGGAAGAATCAAAAAAATTTGGTGAAAAATCTGAGAATGCAATCAACAATCTTTCCGATGCACTTGTAGCAACCGGAATCGTGCAGGGTGTCGAAAAAGTCAAAGATGCATTAATGGAATGTGTAGAGGCTTCTCAACAATTTGAAACTGCAACCGCAAAGTTATCAACAATTGCGGACACGAATGCTGTTTCCATGGGGGAATTGAGAGACCAGATTTTAAGCGCATCAACAGAGCTTGGTGTTGCCGCTTCGGATATCTCTGATGTATCTTATGACGCAATTTCTGCATCTGTTGATACTGCAAAGGCTGTTGGTGTCACGTCAGATGCGGCAAAGCTGGCAACCGCAGGATTTACGAATACATCCAGTGCTTTGTCGGTACTGACAACGACAATGAATGCTTATAATATTTCCGCTGATGAATTATCTGGAATTTCAGATTCCCTGATCCAGACACAGAACTTAGGTGTTTTAACAATTAATAGCCTAGCTTCTTCCATGGGTAAAGCGATCGCCACGGCATCGGCTTATTCCATTGACATTTATAATCTGGAATCTGGATATATCGCTTTGACAAAATCCGGTATTTCCGCAGAAGAATCAACCACATACATGGCTTCGATGTTCTCCGAGCTTGGTGACGCTGGTTCTGATGTTGCCGGAATTATCACAGAAAAAACCGGAAAGTCCTTCGGTGAATTGATGCAGTCTGGCTACAATCTCGGTCAGGTATTGAATATATTATCTGAAAGCGTGGACGGAAATGCAGAAGCAATGATGAACCTGTGGGGCAGTCAGGAAGCCGGAAAAGCGGCAAATGCAATTGTAAACAGGGGATTGAAAGAATTTGAACAGAATCTTGATTCTGTAAAAAATTCTACCGGGGCTACACAGAAAGCTTTTGACAAGATGGCTGATACATCGGAATTTGCTTCTAAAAAAATGAAGGTTTCTATGCAGAATTTAAAAATCGCAATCGGTGACGAATTACAGCCTGAAATGGAACGACTTTATTCTGCAGGTACAGACGTCACGGAATGGGCGATAGATTTTGTAAGGGAAAACCCAGAAGTGGTTGATGCAATTGCAGCACTTTCAGTTGGAATCGGGACTTTTGCAACCGGATTAGCTGTTGCAAAAGTTGGAATGATCGCATTCAATGCCGTAATGAACGCAAACCCGATTGTCTTATGTACAACGGCTGTCATTGGACTGACTGTAGCAATAACAGCATTACTCGATCATCAGAACGAATATGTTGAGAACACAAAGGCAGCAGTGGAGGAGCAGCAGAAAAATATTGATTCTTTGCACGAAGAAATCGAAGCAAGAAAAGCTTCTAATAGTGAAACGGAAGCTACTGTTGCAACCATCAGTTCGCTGAAATCACAGCTTATTGACCTTAATGGAAAAGAAAAATTAAGCAATCAGGACAAGGCTGAAATGGTTTCGATCGTTGCCCAGTTAAATGAACTTCTGCCAGACATGAACCTCTCCATAAATGAACAGACCGGGTATCTGGAGCAGAACAATTCAGAGCTAGAAGATTTGATTGAAAATCAGACTGAATACTTGGAATTACAGGCAGCGCAAGAAGAGCAGGCTGAAATCATAAAGCAGATAACGAAAGCTAAGATTAATTTAAACAAAGCGACCTCCGAACAGGCAGAACTGGAATCAGATCTTGCGGAAAAACAGGAAGAATATAATCAGGGGATGATTGAAGGTACAATCCCGGCTTATGGTGATCTTTATCAGGAAATTGCTGAAGCTCAAAAAGCTGTTGCTGAATATGACGATCAGATTACAGAATCGCAAGCGATACTGGATGATTTACAGGGCGATTATGAAGTCGCAACCGATATGATCAATCAGTATAAAGAATCCATGAATCAAGCATCTGATGCAGTAAATAGCACGAATGCAAATACGATTGAATATGGTTCTAAAACCTACGAGGTTTCGGAGGAAGTGAAGGCTTCCTTTGATGAGATAAATGCTGCTTATCGAATGGCAAGTGAAGAGGCATTATCATCCATTTCCAGCCAGGTATCTTTATTTGATGAATTATCAAGCAAATCAGATATGACAGTACAGCAGATGTCGGCAAATCTGCAAAGTCAGACAGATACGTTTAATCAGTATTCGGAAGATTTGAAAACAGCATCACAGATGATGAAAGAAGATACAACTGGAAGCTTCTCAACGATTGTGCAATCTATCATGGACATGGGCGTAGAAGGTGCTGGATATCTCCATGAATTGGTCACGGCAGCGGAGGATTCCACGGAATCGTTTGATGAAGTCATGAATTCATTCGCAGAAATGGAGGAAGCGAGGCAGACGTTAGCTGACACGATGGGAGATATTAACGTCGGATATTCTGACGCAGTAAATCAGATGATTTCTAGCACAAGTGACGGACTGGACAGTATCAGCAATGCATTTGTTGATAAAAGCCCAGAAATGCGTGTGTCGTCTGCTTATATGTGCGATCAGATTTATGATCAGATGAAAACATCAATCGGGATGACGGATGATGGAAGCTCTATTGTTTTTCAGGGAACAGGAAATTCAATTGCGAAAGGTGTTGCGGATGGTATTTCTGCCGGACAGCCTACGATTAATACTGCATTACAAAGAGCGATTGATAATGCTGTCGCAAATGCAAATTTTAGTGGAATTTCTGCAAAAATAGACCGAATGTTAGGAGATCAGCTGAAATGATAAGAGAATTTAGTTTAAAAAATGCAATCGGTAATACATGGAACCTGAACGATTTAGAATCCTTTCTTACAGAGCCAGACGGTCTCGGATTTGAATACGATGTTGATTATCAGCAGATTGGAAATATTTTTATTAAGCTTCAGGACGACATGAAGCAGAAAGAACCATCCGGACAGATTAAATTCGCAACTTATGAAAAATACAGAGAATTTTGTCTTTTTATCCAGCACAAACCGCTTGTGATGGAATACATAACTCCGGCCGGAAATTTTTTAATGGATGTGAGCATTGATAAACTTGAAAAAAGCGAGCTTGAAACAGGTGGATTATTCTGCAATATTAAATTGCTTGGATTATCCACATTTTATAAAATCGTTCGTGCTGAAAATGATGGAAGTATGGTCGCCGGGAAAATTTATCCGTATTCTTATAATTATCGCTATTCAGATTACTCACAGGGGGCGGTTGAATTTGACTGTGACAGTGTTTTAGAATCTGCCGTAAAACTCACAATACTCGGTCCGTGTACTAATCCATCATGGACACACTATCTGAATGGTGTCGTGGCAAGCGTAGGCAAGGTAAATTGTACGATAAAAGATGGGAACAGATTAATTGTTGACAATACGAAAATACCTTTCGAAATTGCCGAATATGATTCCACAGGTACATTTGTTCAAAATCTTTATCAGAACAGCGATTTCTCCACGGACAGATTTGTCACGCTTGGTTTTGGTTCAAATAAAATCAGTTTTGCACATGAGGGAGAAAATGCGATTTCGCTGATTGCGGAGGGAAAAATTATTTATGAGTCTGTATAATATTGAAATTTTTAATGATCATTTTGAGTATATCTCCTCATATCAACTCCAGAATGTAGAAGGATATGAGTACGATTACATTTCGTATTCAAAAAGCAAACTGGAAATACCGGAGATTACCGCATCAAAAGGGGATTATGTCCGTATCACTTCAAAAGATTTGAATATTGTCGGAATCGTAAACGGATGTACTGACATGGGATTTTATTACGAGCTGGAATTTACTCCATTTTTGGAAAAATTGGATGTCAACGTACATTACAACAGAAGTCTGCTTTCCTCACAAAGCCTCGAACAATGGATTGCCGGAATCATCACAGACACTTTCGTTTCAAATCCTGATTCGGAACAAAACATATATGGTTTTGAGGTAAAATACTCCTCGAAGACATATAATGCGCTGATGGATCTGGAAGAGAATATAGGAAATCTTTATGAGATTTTGCAGAAAGCACTAATTAATTACAATGTGGTGGTCACATTTAGCATTGATGTCCAGAAAAAGAAAATTACGGCGGATGTGTCAGTTTTATCGCAGGGTGTATTTTACATCGAATCTGATTTACCGAACATCCTTGATAAAGAATTCAATTTCAAAAAATCTGATTCGTCTTATAACAAAATGACGGTATACAATGAGCTTAATGAGGCAGAATATGAGACGTTTTATTTACAGACGGATGGTGCGATTACAAATACTCCTGCCGTTTCCAAGCGTGTCACACCTGTAATTTTTACAAACATTTTTATCAAGCACGAAAATGATGATAAAGAGACGTTCCACGATTCCGCATACGATAAGGCTTTTAACAAATTGTCAGCGGAAAAGTATGATAATCTTATTGAAATTGAATGTGAAATAAATGACTGGCTTATTGATCCATTGAATTTATCTATCGGGCAGGACACTGTTATTATCCGGGATGGTGTAAGTTATTCTACCATGCTTACCGGATTTGCTATAAAAGATACCGTCAAATTAATGTTCGGGACAGTACGGCTCGAACTCACGAAAAAGCTTAACAGGAGGTTGAAATCATGAGTATTTCCATGAAACGCTATAACGACACAATTATCACACCAAAGGACGACAGAATCCTTTTTGACCAGATCTTTGACGACTACGGTTTAATTTACGGAGGCTCTGCAACTATGGCGGCATCCAATAAAATTCATGTAGGTGCTGCCAGAGGCTTCATCAAGGGAACAGAAGTCATTGTTGAAGCAGAGGACATTGCAGTAAATCTCTCTG